AGAAAAAACTAACTGAAGAATTTCAAAACCTAACAGGCATTACCTGGAGACTTTAAAGGAAATAAATGTACAAAGAACGTGACGTTGAATCTTTATGGAAAAAATATAGTAACCTACTAAAAGGACTTGAAAACGAAAACGTAGATAATTTAATTGAATCGTGGGATCAAAGAATTATTATGTCTTCTTTTTCGCAAAGAGAAAAAGAACCTTTTTGTGGTATTGGTGGTTTAGTAGAATATTCGCTAGAGTTGGCAAAAGCTTCTAATAATATATCAAAAGCATTAAACTACGATATTAATAAGTCCTCTATAATCAAATGCTGCCTATTATCAGTGCTAGGAAGAGTAGGCACTTTAACAGAAGATAGATATATTGAGTGTCAATCTGACTGGCATAAAGAAAAATTAGGTCAGTATTATGACTGGAATGAGTCATGTCCAAAGTATCAAGTAAATGATATGACACTTTTTATTCTTCAATCATTTAAAGTTTATCTTTCTTGGGATGAGTGGCAAGCAATATCGCTTATAAAGGATATGACATCTGAAGATAATAAATTTTATAGTATGCATAAAAGTCGTTTAGCTTTAGTTTTACAACTTGCACATGAGTCTGTAATGAAAGATGAAAAAGATAAAATTGATGGAGTATATACCTCGCCGTTTTAATAAATATATAATATAAAACAAGGTGGTTGTATGCAAGACGTATATCAAAAAGTAATCGAAAAGCTTTTACACGAGTTTAGCACTATGGGAGGAGGCGCTGTTGGAGGTGTTTCTACTCCACTAGGCACAGGTCCTCAAGCTGGTATAGGTAAAAAAAGTGTATATAAAAAGTCTACAGCAACAGACAAAAAGCATAGATCAAAAGGTAAAAGAAAAAAGACAAAAACAAAGTCTGTTCAATGGTATCTTAAACATGGCGGTGCAAAAAGCAGAAAAAAATCTTTAAAAGAAAACTATTCTTTTTTATTTGAAGCTGCAAGATCTGCATGAATACATGATCTTAAAAAATCAGAAATTATTGCTTATTTAAATTTCTTAAAAGGTGAAGTTTCAGACGAAATCCAATTTTCAGTTACAGAAAAAATAGCTGGTCAAGCAATGAACGTTGGAATAAGAGGCACGAGTTCAGGTAATATGGTTTACTGCTCGACTAAACAAGGATTTGAAAATAAATCTGGCGACTTTTTTGCGCATAGTAATACTAGAAAAGGGTCCGCAACATCAAAGCTCGTAAGACAAGCTTTCATCGAAAGATTTCGAAAGTTAGCGCAAGGTGAAGAAATAAAATTAAGTATTGAAGTTATAAAAAGTGACTCTAAAAAACCTGACTTTATTTCTTATGGAGTGCCAGAAGGTTCTGAAAAGATTGCAGTTTTTGGAATAAATCCTTTAGGTAGTTTTACTAGAAAAGATGCAGCCAAATTAACAGGTTATTACAGCCGTTCAGAGCATGGATCTGGTGGCAGACTTACGGTTTTATTGCCTGAAGACATTCCATTACAACCTAATGTATTGGAAAATGAAGAAGTCATTGCAGAAATCGATGCTTTAATTTTAGATGTACAAAATCTACCAGGAAAAAAGTCTGATCCAGATCAGCCAGTTAAAACAGATATTAAAAATTACATAGCACCTAGAGTCAGACGATTGATAAGCGTGGTTTTTCCTTCTAGTAATTTAAATCCTGAAAGTCCTATTGAAGCCGCTGCAGTCAATATGACAAGAGATGGACAAAAAACATTCTTTAAAGTGCCTAATGAAGATTTTAATGCTCTTCAAAGAGTACAGTCTTCTGTTTATGCTGAATTTAGAAGTAATCAAATAAAAAAACCTAGAAAAAGGCGCTGGATGAGCAATGATGATTATAAAAAAGTCTTAAGAAAACATTATGAAAAAATAAACAAATTAAAAGAAAAAAGAACAATGTCGTTTATTAATCAAATAGAAAGTCCAACAAAACAAAGCTTTGCATACAATGTTTTTAAATATTTAAAATTTATCAATGAAATAAACGTTCTTAAAAGAAACTTTGTAACTTTTTTTAGTCCACAAGACTTATCATCTTTTTGTAGCTCATTGCTTAAAGGTTTACAAAATAGAGATATAACTAGCATAAATTCAGCAATTGAGTTGTTTGGTGATGAAGGCAAAAACAATTATTCAGCTAACGGTCAAGAAGAATTCAAATCAGAAAGCTTAGAAGATATTGTTCAGTTTATTGATCAAAATAATTTAATTTAATGTGTAAAAATTAAAAATACGAAATATAATGTTGACATAATTGGTCGACATAAAAACAAATAAAAAAAATTAACCAATTAAAAATTTAAACAAATACAAAATGAAAGGTAACTATTAATTATGGCAATTAACATGGACGCAATTCGCAAGAAGTTAGGACAACTAAGCGGTCAAAATTCAAAGAAAAATACTATGTGGAGACCTGAAGAAGGCTCTGAAACAACTGTTCGACTCCTTGCTTACCCAAACAATGATGGTCAGCCATTTAAAGAGCTTATGTTCTATTATAATATTGGAAACAATCCTGGTCTTCTTGCACCATACCAGTTCACTAAGCCTGATCCTATTCAAGAACTTATTACAAAATTACGCGATGAAGGTACTAAAGAATCATACGAATTAGCAAAAAAGCTTTATCCTAAGATGCGATGTTATGCACCTGTTATTGTTCGAGGTGAAGAAGAAAAAGGAGTAAGACTTTGGGCATTTGGTAAAACAGTGTATCAGACATTATTAAACTATATGCTTGATGAAGACTACGGTGATATTACAGATCCAATTGAAGGACGTGATGTTAGAGTAAGCTGCACAAAAAATCCAGGACAACAATGGGCAACAACAGACGTTAGACCTCGCGGAAAAGATTCACCTCTTTCAGAAGACTCATCACAAAGTAAGCAATGGCTTGATAATATTCCAGATGTTAATGACTTGTTTGAGCTTAAGTCGTATGAAGAGCTAGAGAATATTATAAATAGTTGGCTCAACGAAGACGATGAAGACAACAAGGAAGAAACAACAAGAGGCGGTTTTAATAGTAACAATAGAAAATCAGACGACTCTCCAGATGCAATTAATGGTAAATATAAAAGTTTAGACGATGCATTTGCTGATCTTGACTCTCTATAAGAAAAGAGTATTTAAATGAAAAAATTATTGTTTACAATACTTTTAGTGTTTAATATATCATGTAGCTCTTCTAGTCCAAATACTAAAATGCCAAAATGGGCGCTATCACAGCCTGAATTGTGTGGTGTAGGTATCCATAAAAAGCGTGGTAATCTAGGTTCAGACAGGACTTTTTCTGTTGCAAAAGGTCGACTTGATTTAGGTAAAAAACTAGAAACAAAAATTATGTCTATGACAAAGTTTTATGAAGCAACTGGAGAAGTAGATGAAGAAAATTTTACGGAAGAGTTAGCTAAATCTGCATCTGTTAGTTTGTCTAAGACCATCGTAAATGGCTCTAATCCTGACAAAGTTATTGAAGACAGTCTTTACGTTTATTCTTTGGTTTGTATTAAGCCTGGTTCTTTGACAGACGCAATTAGTCAAATGAATACTTTAAGTCATGCGCAAAGAAAAGCTTTGGCAAGAAGAGCAGAAATAGCACAAAAAGATTTATCTGAGAATATGGAAAATTATTAATTTAGAAAGTTGTTAAATATAATGGCAAAAGCTAAAAAGAAAGAAGAGTTAGATGATTTTACATCTGACTTAATTAAGTCCTTAAACAAGGAAAGAGGGTCCAGAGTAGCTTATAATCTTAGTACAGATGAGTCTCCTACACATGTTAAAAGATGGATTAGTACTGGGTCTAAACAACTAGACTATATTATTGCTAATCAAAAAGATGGAGGTTTGCCGGAAGGTCGAATTGTAGAAATATTTGGTCCGCCTTCTATTGGTAAATCACATATTGCAACACAGATTGCAAAGTCAACCCAGAAGATGGGAGGAATCGTTGTCTATATTGATACAGAAAACGCAACCTCAGTAGAAAATTTAAGAATGTTGGGTGTAGATATTACTAGAAGATTTGTATACGTTGATACACACTGCACAGAAGAAGTTTTATCGATTGCAGAATCTACTATTATTAAAGCAAAAGCCATGGACAAAGATGTACCCGTTACCATTATATGGGATTCTGTTGCAGCAACTAGTCCTAAAGCAGAGCTTGTTGGTGACTATGACAAGGAGAGTATCGGACTTCAGGCTAGAGCTATATCAAAAGGAATGAGAAAGATTACAGGTGTTATTGCTAATGAAAAAGTTCTTATGGTTTGTCTAAATCAAATTAGAACTAAAGTTGGTGTATTATACGGTGATCCAACAACTACTCCCGGCGGTATGGCAATACCCTTTCACAGTTCAGTCCGTATTAAACTAGGAGCAGGTTCTCAAATCTTAAATAAAGAAAAAGAGCCAATCGGAATCAATGTGTCAGCAAAGACAATTAAAAACAAAGTATCAGCACCTTTTAGAACATGTAATTTTGAAATTCACTTTGGTAAAGGAATAAAAGAACATGAACAAATGTTTGACCTGTTAAGGAAGCATGGACCAGAAGAAATTGATAATTATCATATCGAAATTTCTGGAACTGGCGCGTGGAAAAATTTAACAGTTGCAACACTAGATACAGGTGAAGTAATTGTAGATAAAAAGTTTTACAAGGCCGACTTTGATCAGATTATTGCTCATCCTGAGTTTGGTCAATATGTTGACATGTTATTGGAAAAAGCAATGATTCGAAAGAATGAAGTTGATGATCCTGATATTGATCCTGAAAGCTATTCAGACATAGAAGCAGTTGCTCAACATGTAATGGATATGGATGTGCATGAAGATGCCTTTAAAGCGTTAAGTTAGATGAACGAGAAACCAATTGTTTACATTGATGGCTTGAACGTTTTTATGCGGCACTTTGCTGCTAATCCTTCAAAGAGTTTAAACGGCAAGTTATGTGGTGGGATAGTTGGTTTTCTTGGAAACATTGATCACTTAGCTAGAAAGTTTAAACCTCAAAAGATAGTAGTCGCTTGGGAATCTGGTGGTTCTGCTAGAAGAAGAGCAATAGATAGTAACTACAAAGAGGGAAGACGTCCTGTTAAACTTAATAGAAGTCAATATTACGAAGATATTCCTGACACTGAAGAAAATAGAAACTATCAATTAAAAACATTAATTGAAATTTTGTATAAAACGCCAGTAGTACAGATTTATGTTAGCGATTGCGAAGCTGATGATGTAATTTCTTATCTTGTCAAAACAAAAAAAGAAAAAATTAACAAGATAATTGTTACATCTGACAAAGACTATTATCAACTTTTGAATGATTACACCAAAATTTGGTCGCCAAACAAAAAACAATTGATTGATGGACAATATGTATTAGACAGATGGTCTATTTCATCACAAAATTTTTGTTTGGCAAGATGCTTTGCAGGCGATCAAAGTGATGGCATTCGAGGAGTTAAAGGAGCTGGCTTTAAGACAATGTCAAAAAGATTTCCTGTTTTATCTCAGAATAAAGACGTTACTGTAGATGATATAATTAATGAGTCACAAAATAAAATTAACGACGGTTGTAAAATAAAGCTCTATAATAATATAATATTAAATGAGACAAACATAAGAAAAAACTGGAAGTTAATGTATTTGGACTCAATGATGTTAAGTGCTGATCAAATTAAAAGAATCAATTTTCAGCTGGACAACAAAGAGTCTACAATAAACAAAATGGACCTTTATAGAATTATTAATAGAGAAGGTTTAAATACTTTCGATATCCATTCGTTTTTTATTTCAATTAAATCATCATTAAGGAACACTATTTAATGAGTCAAGATAGAAACTTTTCAAAATTTGGTAAGCCTTTTCAAGAAAAAGTCTTCCAAAGTATGCTAACTGATATTCACTGGTCTGCTCAAATGATTGAGGTTGTAAGTCCAGATTACTTTGATTTAAAATATCTTTCTTATTTATGTGATAAATACTTTGCATACTACGGAAAATACAAGACTTTTCCAACATTGTCAATACTTATTACTATAATCAAAGAAGATCTTTCCAAGTCTAAAGATGCAGTTTTAAGAGATCAAATTATTGAATATCTGCACAGAATGAAAACTAATCCAGATGTTGGAGATTTGCAATATGTTAAAGATAAGTCTCTAGAGTTTTGTAAACGTCAAGCTTTTAGAGATGCATTAGAACAAAGTGTAGAGTTAATTCAAACAGAAAGATACGAATCAGTTATTAACATTATGAAAGAAGCCATTTCAGTTGGAATGCCTAATACAACAGGACATGACTTTTTTGATGATATCGAAGCTAGATTTGTGCAAATTAATAGACAGGTATGCCCAACAGGTCTAGACAGAATCGATGCGCCTGATATTCTTAGAGGCGGATTAGGAAGAGGAGAATTAGGCGTAGTTGCTGCAAATACAGGTGTTGGTAAGTCACACTTTTTAGTAGCAATGGGATGTGCTGCGATGCGAGCCGGTAAAAATGTTATACATTATACTTTTGAGTTATCTGAACATGAAACAGGAAAAAGGTATGATTCACATCTTTGTCATATTCCTTCAAATGAAGTAATTGAAAGAAAAAAAGAAGTTGTTGAAAAATACAAAGAGATGGATTTAGGCAAGCTTATTATTAAAGAATATCCAACAGGTTCCGCATCAGTTATGACTTTAAGAAATCATATTGAAAAATTAACGTTAAAAGGCTTTAAGCCTAGCCTTGTTACTGTTGATTACGCTGACGTTATGAAGTCATCTAGAGCTTATGATTCTTTAAGACACGAGTTAAAATTAATTTATACAGAATTAAGAAATCTTGCAGTTGAATTAAACATTCCTATTTGGACAGCATCTCAAGCAAACAAAGATTCTTCTAAATCTGATATTGTAGGCCTAGAAAATTTAGGCGAGTCCTATGGTAAAGCTCAAGTTGCTGACGTTGTACTTTCAATTAGTAGAAAGCCTATGGAAAAATCAACAGGCGGAGGACGAATTTTTGTAGCAAAAAACCGTGCAGGTCGCGATGGCTTATTATTTCCTATAAATATTGACACGGCGCGTTCTAAATTTGAAATACTTGATGATACTGAGCTAACACTAAATGAGGCTGTGTCACAAGATAATCATTCTATGAAAGAAAAATTAAGAGAAAAATGGAAAGAGGTAAATCAAAAAGATGGTTAATATTTGTTTAATGGAAAGTCTAAGATTTTCTTTAGAAGTAAATAACATTAATGTAAAAGATTATATTCCTGCATATAATGGAGAAAGTGCTGGCCTTGATTTATTTAATGCTGGTGATCGAGTGACAATTTTGCCTCAAACAGTTGTTCCTAAGAATAACAAGTTACTAATTGGAACAGGTTTAAAATTAAGTGTGCCTAAAGGATATGTAGCTTTAGTACAAGAAAGAGGATCAATTACAAAAACTCCTCTAAAAGTAAGAGCAGGTGTAATTGATAGCGGATATACTGGTGAAGTTTTTGTTAATCTAGTTAACACAGGTTCTGAAGAGTATACACTTGATGCAAACATAAAACTTCCAGTACAAATTGTAGTTGTTAAATGTGATAATGAATTTGAAGTTGTTAATGAGGAAGAATATTTAAACTTATCTCGAGATTCTTCAAGAAAAGATGGAAAAGTCGGAAGTTCAGACTAGTATAAGGGGATTATAATGAAAAAAGAATGCTGTGGCATTACTATAGACTTAGGTTACGATAATAATTTAACAGATTTTTCAAAAAAGCTTCTTCGGGACTACTATATGCAAGATCACGAGGAGTCACCGCAAGAAAGCTTTGCTCGAGCTGCAGTAGCGTTTTCTTATAATCATATAAATAAAGAATATGATTTATTATTGGCACAAAGAATATATAACTATGCTGCTAAAGGGTGGTTTATGTTTAGCTCACCAATTTTATCTAATGCACCTATGGTAGGCAAAAAAGAGTTAGGACTTCCTATCTCATGCTTTTTAACTTATGTAGATGATTCTTTAGAAGGCTTAATATCACATTCAGATGAGTTACGATGGATGTCTGTTAAAGGTGGTGGTGTAGGAGGTCATTGGAGTTCTATAAGATCAAATAGCAACATATCACCAGGACCTATTCCTTTCTTGAAAACAGTTGATAGTGATATGACTGCATATCGTCAAGGTAAAACTAGAAAAGGATCTTATGCAGCATACATGGACGTTTCACACCCAGATATTACAGAGTTTTTAAGTATAAGACTACCTACAGGTGGTGACGTTAACCGAAAATGCTTTAACATTAACAATGCAGTAAATGTTACTGATAAATTTATGGAAGCTGTATCTAAAGGTGAAACATGGGATTTGATTGATCCTAATGATGGGTCTGTAAGAGATACTGTAGATGCTAGAGAATTATGGCAAAGAATTTTAAAAATAAGGTTTAGAACAGGTGAGCCTTATATTAACTTTATTGATGAAGCAAATAGACATTTACCACAATTTCAAAAAGACTTAGATCTTAAGATATACGGTTCAAATCTTTGTAACGAAATTCACTTGGCAACCTCACCAGATAGAAGTGCTGTTTGTTGCTTAAGTTCTTTGAATATTGAAAAGTTTGATGAGTGGGAAAATACAACAATTGTAGAAGACTTAATAGAATATCTTGATAATGTTCTACAGTTTTTTATTGATAATGCACCTTTACATTTAAGTAGAGCCATTAAATCTGCAAAACTAGAAAGAAGTCTAGGCCTTGGCGCAATGGGATTTCATGCATACTTGCAGTCAAAAAACATTCCGTTTGAATCTGGGATTGCAAAAGCAGCAAACATTAATATATTCACATTAATAAAAGAAAAATCAAAACAAAAAACAATGGAGCTAGCCAAATTAAAAGGAGAATGTCCTGATGCAAAAGGATATGGAGTTAGAAATTCTCATTTGTTAGCAATAGCACCAAATGCTAATTCTTCTATAATCGCGGGTACTTCACCTTCTATCGAGCCTTGGAAATCAAACGCATATACACATAGAACGAGAGTAGGTTCTTATTTAGTTAAAAATCCACATTTAGAAAAAGTTTTATTAGAATATTGTAAAGACTTACCTGATGTTAAAAAAAGTGAATGGATATCTAAGCAATGGAAATCAATTATTTTAGCTGAAGGATCAGTTCAACACTTAGAATACATGTCTGACTGGCATAAACAAGTTTTTAAAACTGCTTTTGAGCTTGATCAAAGATGGTTAGTTGATCATGCAGGAGATAGACAAGAATTTATTTGTCAAGGGCAAAGTGTTAACTTATTTTTTCCAGCAGGAACATCTAAGTCTATTGTAAATTCAGTTCATTTGAGAGCGTGGAAAAAGAAACTAAAAGGATTATATTATCTTAGAACAAATGCAGGTGCTTCAGCAGAAAAGGTAAGTCAAAAAGTAGAGCAAAATAGACTTCAAGACTTTAATGAAACTGATGAATGTTTAAGTTGCCAAGGATAATTATTATTATACAAACATTAAAAAAAGGTTGAACAATGTCGTTACTCAAATATAACAAAACTTACAAGCCCTTTAATTACCCATGGGCAATGGAAATAGCAGAGTCCCACGAAAAAATTCACTGGGGTAGTTGGGAAGCAAAATTACAAGAAGATGTAAATCAATGGAAAGGTGGAAAAATATCTGCTAAAGAGAAAAATCACATTACACAAATTCTCAGGCTATTTACACAAAGTGATGTTCAAGTAGGCGGTAATTATTGCGATCTGTTTATTCCTAAATTTAAAAATAATGAAATTAGGAGTATGCTATTGAGTTTTGCAAATCGTGAAGGTACACACCAACGTAGTTACGCTTTATTAAATGATACTCTTGGTTTACCAGAAGAAGAATATAGCGCTTTTTTAGAATACGAAGAAATGAGTGCTAAAATTGAATTTATGCAAAACAATGATGTTTCAACAAGAAAAGGCTTAGGTTTAGCAATTGCACAGTCAGCTTGCAATGAAGGTATGAGTCTTTTTTCTGCTTTTGTTATGTTGCTAAACTATCAGCGATTTGGCAAAATGAAAGGAATGTGCGAAATTGTTGAGTGGAGTATACGAGATGAAACAATGCATGTTCAAGGAATGACACAATTATTTAGAGAATATGTAAAAGAACACCCAAGAATTGTCAATGATGACTTTAAAAAGTCTATATACAAAATGTATAGAGAAGGAGTTAAGCTTGAGGATAAAGTTATTGATTTAGCTTACGAAATGGGTGACATTGAAGGTTTAGATAAAGAAGAAGTTAAACAATACATAAGGTATTTAGCAGACAGGCGATTAATACAGCTTGGTTTAAAACCTAATTTTAAAGTTAAACATAATCCTTTAGATTGGTTAGACTGGATTATTAATGGAGATAGTTTTAAAAACTTCTTTGAAGGAACCGTTACAGACTATAATGCTGACGGTATGAGTGGTGATAGCTGGGGTTGGGAATTGTTTACAGCCTAAGGAGATTTATGAAAACAGAATTATTATTTTTTAGTGCACCTTGGTGCGGACCTTGTAGACAAATGAAGTCTATGCTTAAAGAAAACATACAAAATGAATTAAATATAAAAATTATTGATATATCAAAAGATATGGAAACAGCAGCAAAATATCAAGTTATGAATGTTCCTACGTTTATTAAAGTTCAAGATGGAAAAGTTGTTTCAAGAAAAATTGGGTCAACAACAATTGAAAATTTAAAGTTATTGTAATAATTAAAAAAACTTATATAATATTAAAAATAAAAAAAGGAATAAAATTAATGAATTTTTTAACAGAGGTTTCACCTTTAATTAAAACTATAGAACTTAGAAACGAGCCTGTCATTATTACTATTAATAATTTTGACGAAGAATCAGCAGCTGCATTTTCTGAAGCAGTTAGTATTGCACATAACTCTGGACAAAAGGTTATTCCAGTCATAATTGATTCTTACGGCGGACAGGCGTATTCTTTGTTGTCAATGATCTCAACAATCAAGTCGGCAACGTTACCTGTTGCAACAATTATTAGAGGTAAAGCAATGTCTTGTGGATCAATTTTAGCATCTTTTGGTGACGATGGACTTAGATTCATGGATAAAGATGCAACTCTCATGATACATGATGTTGCATCAGCTGCTTTTGGAAAAGTTGAAGAGCTTAAAGCAGATGCTAGAGAAGCAGATAGACTTAATAAAAAAGTGTATACAATGATGGCAAGAAACTGTGGTAAAGCAGATGACTACTTTTTAAATCTTATTCATGACAAAGGTCATGCTGATTGGTTTTTAGATGCTGAAGAAGCAAAAGAGCACAACCTAGTTCAGCATTTAAGAGTTCCTAATCTAAAGGGCACAGTTTCTGTAAATATTGAACTTGACTAAATAAACTTATTTTGAATATAATATATAGTATTATATTCAAAAGGATAAATTATGAGTGAAGTTCTTTTAGAACAGTATATAAGAAATCAAATCTTTGTTTTAGAAAAAAACAGTTGTTATGATAATGACCTACTAGAAGAATCAAAAATAATCGATGCTCTTAAAAGTCTAATACCAAGATCAAAAATTGAAGCTGCAGCTGGCTTAGGAATATTAGGACTCATTTTTTCTGTTGCTGCTAACACAGAAAATCTTTCAGATAATTCTAGCGATGCTTTTGATCAAGTAGAAGATCAAATAGTAGATGCAGGTGCTGATACTAGTAATAGAAAATATCAAAATGCAGAAGATAAAATTAATAGTATTATGCAACAAAATAAGTTAACCTTTGCAGAGCTAGTAGATAAATATAGAATTAGTGATCCAAGTCTTATGGCAGAACTCGAAGCTGCTAACAATGATTCTTCAGAAGAACCAAGTCAAAGTCAACTAGATGAAATGTTTTTTAATTACATGGACGGGTTATATAAAGATTACCAATTATCAGACTTTAATGACATGTCTAAAGAAGACTTTGATTATACAGTCAATCAATTTGAAAAGTTTTTAGATAGATTTGCTTTTAAACTTAATAAAAAAGAATTTAATCAAGCAATGTCATTAGCTTTCACTCTAAGTGCTTCAGAACACTATAATCAAAGTTCAAATCAAATTAAACAATCAAGACAAAGGCTTGAAAGTGTACAAAGTACTCTTAGAAGTATTGACAACCTCTCTGGCGGCTTACCTGAACCTGAAAACTATGCTGAAGGTGTTACACAAGAAGACGTTGAAAGACAAATGAGCGAGATGATAAATAGTCAAATAGATGACTTAAGAAAAATGAGAGATGAGCTTGAAGAAAAATATAACAATCCAGATAACGAAGCATTTTACGATGACGGTAATGAAGAAAAGCTAAGTATGTATGATGATATGATTAAGCGTATAAAAGAAAGATTTAGAAAAAGATTTGGTTTTAAACTGATGAAGAGAGCATAAAAAATGGAGCAGTTTAGTACATTAAATAAAGACAAAGATTACGTAAGATCTTTACAACAAGAAGTAGGTGTAACAGCTGATGGCATTTATGGTCCAGGAACGCATAGAGCTGTAAGAAACTATTACGGTATGCCTATTATGATGCATATGGGAAAAGTTGTGCCTATTGATTCACCTTTAGAAGTAGATTGGTCAGCACCTTTATACGAGCTTGATGATGGAACAAAAAACTGGTATAAAAGAAAGGCTGATCCATCTTCTATATGCGTTCACTGGGGAGGGCTTAATAGTAGACATTGTTATAATGTATTTAATATGGCTAGAGGACGACACGTATCTTCACATTTTTTAATTGGCAAAAACCACAAGTCAGGTGAATTTGAAATTCTGCAGTGTTTAGACACAGGTCTTGCAGCATATCATGCTGGTAAGTTTAATAAATACTCAATAGGTATTGATATTTGCATGCATCCAGACTTACGTTATTGGGATAAGACACAAAAATGGTACCCAGACGCTTATAAAGAAGTAATGGAAGATATTGACCCGAGAGTAAACGGTAAAGAAATAGCTATGATTGGTGATGACTTTGCAGATCTATGTCGTCAATTTTTACAATCTTTAAGAGAATCAACAAACCTAGATAAAAAACCTGCATGTGAATCTTTTGATGTAATGTCTGTAAAAGAAGCTTCAAACTATAGTATCGTAGGACATCACAACATTTCAGCAAAAAAATGGGATGTCATACCTTGGGCAGAAAAGCTTTATTTTGGGTTAGATGAAGAATTAGTTTAATTTAAGTGTAAATTTAATATTTTTTTATTATAATATTAAATATAAACAAAAGGTTTTAAATGACAAATACACATTTTCTTTATGATGATGGAATAGGCAAGATTGAGCTGGTCCAGCATATGGGTAAAGATATAACTGTAGTTAATTCTGCTCGAGTGTCTTTCGGTGTGCAAAAAGATAATTTGGACGCCAAAGATGAAAAGCTAATTAACTACCTGATTAAACATAAACATACTTCTACGTTAGAACATAATATTGCAACATTTAGAATCAAAGTTCCTCTATTCGTCAGATCACAGCATCATAGACATAGAACTTGGTCTTACAACGAAATAAGTAGAAGATATACTGATTCTGATATTAAGTTTTATGAACCAGTTAGATTTAGAACACAGCATAAAAGTAACAGACAGGCTTCAAATCTAGAAGATACAATTAATCCTTTAATTAACTTTAAGACAGACTATAGTTCACAACTTTACAAAAAAACAGCTTCAGACGCTATTCGTGATCACCATAAAACTTCTCTTAAGCTTTTTGATGACTTATTAGCTTCTGGTATTTGTAGAGAGCAAGCTAGAGGCGTCTTACCACAGAATCTTTATACAGAATATTATGCATCAGCAAATTTAAATAATATATTAAAGTTTATTGATTTAAGATCACATGAAGGGGCACAGTGGGAAATACAAAGATTGTCTGATAGCATGTTGTCTATTGTAAAAGAACTTTGGCCTGTAACTGTTAATAGTTTTATTAATAACCACAAATAGACAATAATTACTATGTTTAGAAGGAGTTAATATGAAAACAAAAATTCTCTTAGAAAGACATAGCGACTTAATTAATACACTTATAAGATGTCGTATAAAAATCGAAGATCGTGAAGACCCAACAGTTTTGGATATAATGACAGATATGAGAGCTCTTCCAGGTGTTGTTACTGTTAGACAAACAAGACCAATATCAGACACAGTTACGTCATATGGCCACAGGTTAATAGAACTTAATGTATCTTATATACCTGCTTTTATTGAAGATAAAGATCCTTTTATGTCTATGATTAAGTCTTTGAAAAAAGTTGAAGGTGTTGACATGATTAAAGTAATGGAACACGATGAACAATCAATTAATGCAAAAATACAAAAAACACCACTAATTATTTGAAAGGAACAAAATGAATTTAGACGATACCGCAATTGCACAAATTGTTAAATTAATACAAATGGCACTTCTTACTGGTACTGATATTGTTGATCATTTAAGAATGTTAATTCTTGAAGCAAATGACCAGCAGAAGTTAGTAATTAATGCTGAATATGCAAAAGTTTTTAATGCGTCTCTTGAAAAAATGATGGCCAACGTAAAAGAAAGTGAAGCAGTTGCAAAAGACTAGTACAGATAAACTCGATATTCTTTTTCAAAAAAGAGAAACTTTTATGGAGCTTATTAAGCAAAAATATCCTGACGCCTATAAAGATTGGCCACTAAACATTTCAGAGAAAAGTAGTCAAGTTTTACTTAGAGACACA